TCATTGTATCCTTCGTCTGCTTCAAAAGATTGTTTGTGCTGAATGAAAGTAGTCAATTCCGCAACTATATTATAATCTCTTACTACTAACTTATCGTCTTCGATCAAAGTTTTTAAGTTAGAGCATCCTTGCGCTTTGACAGTCTTACTCATCTTGACACCCATCTGTGTCTTGCCACCAGAAAATCCATGCCCTACAATCTGACCAGCACGTCCGCGCATAGCACACATGAGCACATTCTCATACTCCAAATCGTAGAACAACATAGAAGATACTGCTTCTCCAATATCATTAACTTCCGTTAATACCCAGGCATTATTATAATTTTCTGCAGTAGTCTTAATAATATTTGGGAACAGCATTGGTCTGATATCATGATCCCTATATTTTGCTACTAATCTCCAAGGAGCTTGCGTGATATCAATAACCACGAAAGCAGAATAGTCCTGAGACAAACCTCTACTAACATCAACACATATAATATAGTCGTGTCCAGGGACGGCATTTTCATAAACGTCCAATCCTGCATTACTAGTAATAGGATCGTCGTAAGTTAGATTGCGAAGTTTTGATGCTGTAATCAGAGTGTCAACAGATCCTAGGAACTCACATTCAAATTCTTGCGTAAACTGTCGTTCTGATGTGTTCGCGATGGTAGTTTTTTTCCATTCTTCATCGCGTCCTGGTACAAGTGACCAGTGTACCTCTGTCCATGCATATCCATTTCTACCTTTCTGAGCATCAACCCAGAGTTTGTAGAAATGGTTCATCCCGTTCGGCGTTGAGATGATGATGACTTTTGTTGATTTACCAGAAGTAATAGTAGGATAAACAGAGGCAAAGAATTGCTCTGCAATATGGTTTGGAATGAACGCAAACTCATCGAGGAAGATGATGTTAAACGACATGCCTCGGATAGCAGACGCAGATGTAGAAGCTGCCAGTATCTTACTGCCATTTTCAAGTTCCATTGAACCTTTATTATATACCACAATTCCCTGCTGCATCCATAGCGGGAGTTGTTCGTATGCTAATTGTAATCTTCCTAGTAGGTCCCTGGCAGTAGAAAGTTTGTTTGCTAGGATACCGATGTTTACGTTGTCATTGAACAACGCATAGTGAAGTAGATATGATACGCAAGTAGTAGACTTACCAGTCTGACGTGGCAACTTAGCGATATTGAATCTGTGCTCGTGGAAACTATTGATCAGTTCCTTCTGGAAGTCCCACATCTTAAACGGCACAACACCCTCGTCAAGAGAAATAATCTTGACGTAGTTCATTGCAAAGTAGACAGGATCTTCCTTACACTTCAAATACTCTTGGATTTGTTCCTGAGTAAATTCAATCGCCGTCCCAACCTTTTTGAGGTTAGGATTACCTAAGTAATGTTCAGACATAATTTTGCTACTAAAAAAGGGAGGTTACTCCTCCCTAGCTTTATTTAGTTTGTACCAGTCTTCGGCAGTTTCATAACTATCGAAGTAACGCATACGCCCATGAAAGGCGAGTGTAAATTTGTGTAGAAGAGAATCGAAACCGATGATGCCCGTATCCTCTTCGTCAAGGTATAGACGATCTTCTGGAACCATAGTCATGACTCTTGCTCCTTTTTAGTTAGTTCGCTCTCTATAATAGCACGAAGGATCTTTGCACGTCTAGTCTCATTGAACGCCTCTAAGACTTTTAGTTCTTGTTTTAGTTCATCTAGACTAACGCCTCTTTCCATGTAGAATCTCCGTTGCCTACACAGTATATATGATTCAACTTAAACCGTCAAGTTCTTCTAACATTTTGCGTCTTTCCTCAATTTTTCCATCAATAAAACCTGCTCTATAATCCCAGGTCTGTCCACCATCAGTTCCTTTCATGGGATTGATGCACTGGTGGTTACCTAACTTGTTACATACCAGACTTGCTAGATCTAGTTCACTTCCTTGGTTGCCAGTTCCACCCCAAATATGCTTCCCGTTAATCCAGGTAGCACCGCACTTCTCGCATTCTTTCCGCTCTAGTTTTAGATCAGAAAGCTGTCGGTCAGGATCGGTCATCGTTGTTGATCTCCTTGCTTAGTTTATTGAACTCAGGTAAGTCCTTTATGAGTTGCTGTTCTAATTTGCGTCTCATTAGAAACAGTCTAAACTGTATCAACTGGTAACGCAATGATATGTCTATGTATGCGAACAACCTCATAGTGGCATCATAACCCGCATAAGCGAATAATGCAGCCACTAAAAATACAATAATATAGAAACCAAGCATGGATTAGCAGTTCCAGGCACGAAGAGACTTATTGATTCTAGAGTCTGGATCGCGTGCTGTCTTCTTAGATGTTAATTTCTTTTTCATGCCCTTCATTCGCGCACAAAAGCTCGCTCTACGAGGGTTCCCAACTTTTTTTGAAGGTCTCTTAAGATCGCTTCCTGGATTCTGACGTTCGTAGGACTTGCGTCCTTTTTCATTAAGTCCGCCTTCTGGATTTTTTCCAGACTTCTTTTGCCAGTCTTCATTCTTCACCGCATCCGCAATTTTATGTGCCTTCTTAATTGTACTCTTTTTTAAAGGCGGTTTGTCACCAGTAGATTTCATTGCCTGAGCCATACCGATGGCATATGCATCATTATCTTCAGACTTCATCTTTTTCAGATGCTTTCTGATGCGATCTGCTTGACCTTTATGCATCTTAGATGCACCGTCAAGTTCTTTAGACATCTTCTTAAGATCAAGATCCTCATCCATTTCAGTGCCATCATTGACACCCTGGAGGGTTCCTTTGCCATCACATTCTTCGCACTTTTCGCCACTCTCCATATATCCAGTAGCGTTGCACTCTTTACATTGATGTGCTTCTACATCATAAGTTAGACCGCAATGCTCGCGGAACTCTCTAAAAGTTTTCATAGTCCCCTCAGTTGCTAGGAATGTAGGTGCCGTTGTTTTATCAGACTCGTGATATGATATTACTCTAGATCCAGGATAGATCTTTTCTGCAATACGTTGTGCTCCAGTTCTCTGGAGTTTCTGTAACTTTGGAGTAAAAGCAGACAGGGTGAATTCTCTACCACGCCACACGAGGTTGATGGTATAGTATCTACCATACATTGTAGGAATTCTTTCTGCCATCAGCTACTATAAGCGATGGAGACTACCTTTACCAGATTACCGTTAGATGCTGCTTCTAATGTATCTGTCGGATCCTTTTCGATCAATTCAACAGTCCCAGTTTTAACTGTAACAGTTCCAACTGTAGCAGGTGCATCAGTCTTTCTAGTGATTAGTAAATCTGCAGAATGAGTATTGTACAAACGCACAACAGTCGCATTGTTTACATTTGACGCTGAGGTTAAATCTCCCTCAGAAGCCATGACCTTAATCTTTGCCATTTTATCTAGAATGCTACAAGTTTATTTATCCGATTTCTTCTTAGCGTCTTTCAACATCTTCTGAAGATCTGCTGTACTACCAACAAACAAAGCATTGGTGACGTTGGTTGGTCCCTTTGTTTTTTCTTCTTTGACTGACTTGGTATCTTTTTGCAGACCCATAATCTTGTCTGCTACATCTCCGACGTGTTTGATGAGTTGTCCAGCAACTTCATATGCTCTAGGGTGATCAGAAGACATAGCCAAATCAAGAGCGCCGTTGATAGCTTCTTGTCCTTTGTCCACCAACTGGTAAAGATTTGCTCTTGCATATTCATAATCTTTTTCTACATCATCCTGCTCTAATCTAGCAGGTGGTTTCTTTTTCTTTGGTTCTTCCGCTGGGACAATATCCGCTACGGTTTCAAACGCTTCGTCCAGTCCTTCAAATTTATCCATTACTCAAAAAATACGGAGGTCATTTCATTGAATCCGAAGTCATCTCCAGAATCTAAGAGAGCATCATCTTCAGTATTGATTAGATCAACTGCAGATCCAGCGGCATGTGCAGATGCCGTTGTTCCATTCTGACCTCTAGTGACTTTGATGTTATTACCGCCTGGTTTGGATTTGACTTTCATCACCTCATTACCAATCTCAATAAATCCACCAATAACAATATCTACGATATCGTCTACCTCAAATGTAAGCGTACTCTTAGTGATATTGCTAGTAAGCGAAGTGGTGCCATCTTTGTTTTCGTCTGTAAGTGCTTTTGGTGTAACTTCGTAAGCAACTTGACGTTCTGCTTGCAAATTGACATTGGTACGATAATCGACCTTTGCTTTTTTGATAGGTCCTTGAGTTCCAACAGGTCCAAAGATATAAGTCTTTGCAGTGAACTGCATCGTGAAGATAGTAAGTTTTCTACTATCAAATGTTCCCTCATAATCATCTGAGTAGTTAACACTATTCAGGGTAATAGGTACATCTCTATAATCATTCAACTCATCAACCAGTTTGATGGTTACGTTGTATGAT